ATTGAGCTCGACGATCACAACGACTCCTCGTCGTCCTGAGCGAGTAACGCCGCCGTCCCAACGCCCGCGGCGCCGACTCCGTACAGCGGGCCCATTTTGCGGATAAGGTTCTTGCGCAGCACTTCCTGCGGCGACATGCCGGTGACGCGCGCCGTGCGCTCGATCGCCTCGTTGACGTGCTGGATCATCGGTTTGCCGGCGGTGCCTTTAAGCCCCGCCCACATTACGTCCTGAGCTTCTGCAGCCGGCACATTGTTCTGCCGCGCAAGATCCCCCACGATTCCTTCCATCACGCCGTACGAATCGCCAGGCGGCGCTTTGAGGCCCTTCTCGAATCCGCCGCTCATCTGCTCGTCAATCGTCGCGCGGTTGCGGTGGCCTTGGAAGTTGGCCGAGAAATTAAACCGCTTTGGCGTCTCACCGGCGACAAAGTTTCGGCCGCGGTTGATCACCTTGTCGTACATCTCCAGGTTTCCGCCGGCGTACCGGCCGCCAATGGGGAACGGCAGATCGTAGGCCTTGTCGGGGATTGCCTGGCCGCGAGCGCGCTGGAAGTTGCCGTAGTGCGCCATCATCAAGTTGTCGGTCGGATCGGCGCCACCAGTCGTTGCAGCCATCGCATCCGCGAAATCAGTTTTGAACGCAGCGCGGCCTGCCTTTTCGCCAAGCTCGTCGGTGTAGGCTTTCTCAAGCTGGCCCATCGCGTACCAGCGCTGGGCGTTCGGGTCGGCGTTGCCACGCAAAAATGCCGCCTGCAGTCGCTGGCGAACTTCTGGCGTATCAAATCGCGCTTTGTACTTGTCGATCGTCGCTTGCTTTTTTGGCAGCGCGTCGGTCAAGGTATCGCCCTGCAGCGGATACTTTGAGGCGTCGACGTAGTAACGATCGGCGACGTTGAAATACGGGGTGTAATTGCCGGCGTCGATATCTTTCTGCGCAGCCTTGCGCGCTTTTTGAACCGCCTTGGCTTCCGGCGACAAATCTTTGCCGAGGAACTCCTCGCCCTTCTTCTTGTCAAGCTTCATTACCGGCGGCGCGCGGTCGGGATAATCGACCGCCACTTTGGCAGGATCGTATCCACGCAGAGCATCGACCGTGGCCTTAACGGCCTTTTTGCCCTTGCGCGCAGCGTTCGCCGTTTTGGCAACGCCGCCTACAATAGGCACACCGGCAGCAGCCGATAGCACCATGCCGAGTTTGTCGTTTTCGCGTCGGGCGCGCTCGAAGTCGCGACCAGCCTGCGCCGTGCCAACGACCGGCACAAATCCGAGCGCAATATCCGCGCCGATATCGGCTACGTCCTGATCGGCCGGCGAATCCAAAGAAATCAGGTTACGCGCGCGGCGACGAAGCTCTTCGACGTACGGGTTCGCCATCTCTTACGCTCCCGGCAGGATTGGTGGAAGTTGCGGGTTCGGCTGCATCGCGGCCTGCGCCATTGGCGCGCGCATCGCGTTTAGCTGCAACACCTTCTGCTCAGCTTCAGCGCGAGTATTGAGCGCTTTGGCCTTGCGCTCTTCAGCGCCGGCCATCTTCTCGGCGACTTCGGCCTGCTGCAGCGGCGACGGCTGCGGAGGCTGCATGCCCTGATTCTGCATCTGCGCAATCGCCTGGTCGAGCACGCCCTCGATCTCGCCCGAAACACGGAACTTCGACACGCTCCACTGCAGCAAACGCAGCAGGTACGGCGCGGCACCAGGCACAGCCTGTGCCATTGGCGAGACTTGCGAGATAAACGCACCGAGTCCCTGCATGAATTGAACGGCGGCGTCGCGCTCGGCGGCCCAGTCCATTGCGGCCATGCTGTCCGCCTCGACCGAGATGCGGTATTCAGCGAGTTCCTCGTCTTTGATCAACTCGATCGCCGCCTGCGCATACTGCGCATCCGGCGTGCGCATGATGTTTGAGCGCTGCGCGATCGTTTCGGGCTGGAAGTGCTTGGCAATAATCTCAGCCTTGATGCGCAGAGCCTCGGTAATCCACTCGGCGATGTAGAACTGCATCAGCTGGATACGCGTCGAGCCGAACTGCGCCTTGATCTGCTGCGCGGTGGCGGTCTCCGACGCCCGTGACGATCCTCGCATCACGTCGGAGATGCCGAGCACCTCGTAGATCTGCACCGTCTTGTCTTGGCGGTACTGACGCAGGCGGTCGATGCAATTGACGACCTGCTCGATCGGGGCAAAATCGACCTTACCCTTAACGCCGCCCGACTCGGCGAACATCGCCCAGTTGTCGACAGGGATAAGCTGATTCTCCGCGGCCTGCGAGAACATGCGGCCGACCGAATCTCCCGCGGCTTTGTCGTAGACGCCAGTTACTTTCGCGGCGCGGGTGAGCCAGGTGATGCGGGTATTGATCTCGTCGAGCTCGTTGAACTGGTCCTCGGCGAAAATAAAGTCCGCGCGCGGCATGAAGTTGCTCGAGGTGACGTTGGCGATCACCGGCTTCGGGCACGGGAAGAACTTGTCGAGCCGTAGCGGGTCGTCCTTCACGTCGAGAATGATTTCGCAGCCCTTGGCAAGCCAATAGACGCGCTTGTCTTCCTTGTTCCAGATCTCAAACACTTCCGCCTTCGACCACACGTCGTGCGCGGGCTGCATGTCGGCGGCGTCTTTTGGCGCCGTGCTCGAGGTTGGCACCTGCTTGGCGATGTCCTCGCCAAAGCGCTTCCCGAGCTGATCTTTGGTCATGTACACACGGCGTGCGACCCATCGAACCTCGTTCCAAGTGCGCGACGGAGACCAAAAAAAATCCTTCCAGTAGATGTAATCGACCGGCGCGTCTTCGTTAACGATGCGCTCAAAGGTCGATGCGGGGGCGATCTCCTCGCCCGTGAGCGGGTCGAACTGCGCCGGGATCTCCTCGACGACGGTCTCGACCTCGTACCGCTCCCAGATCTGACCCATGCCGACAATCAGCCAGTCCTCGATGCCCTGGCGGATCGCGGCGTCCCAGTCCGAGACGTTGTCGTCAAAAGACCGATTGAGCATGCGCTGCATGATCTGCCCGGCCACGCGCGCCTGGTCGTCATCCGCGTCCAGAAACGAACGCGCCACAGACGCGCGTGGCGGCCGGGCGTAGAGCAAGCTCAGCAAAACCTTGGTGCTCGACCAGAACAGGTTGACTCGGGACTCGTCCTCGGCCCAGTCGTCGCGCTTGTCGAGGTAGCGCTGCGTGATCTTGTCGGCCTTGTCGTGGAACTTCTGGAGCTCCTTCTTCGACGCCTCAAGCTCGGTGCTCCAGCGCTGCGCGAGGCCTTGCGGGGTGTCCGCAAAGTCCTTACTCGACTCAATCCGCGTACTGCTGTTTTCCATTACCCGATCCGCCGTGATTGTTTAGGCCGACAGTCCCACACGTCGTCGAGCGCGAAGCTGTAGCTGTTGCCCGAACGTATGGTGATTTTAGCATCAGCACTTGACAATTTACCAGAAATCGGTTTTGCGGCTAGAGCTAGGTATCTAAACGCGTCCGAGGCGTGCGAGTGCTGGTCGTGCTTTGGTCGGTTGCGGTACGTCTGCGTGCGCTCGTCCCATTCGCGCATGTACGCGCGCAGGTGCTCGAGCCCCTCGTACGTTGCCTTCTCGTCGAACCAGCATTTCGGCAGCACGATACGCGCCGCCTCGATGCCATCCTGCAGCGACATCTCCGGCACCAGGCGCGGCGTGATGCCCGCGACTAGGAACTGCTCGATTATCGACTTGCCCGTTTGGAGGCTTTTGGCTTTCGCGTCGTGCGGGAGGAAGACTTGCCCGACCTTGTACGGCCGGGTTTGGACCCAGTCGATGTAGTGCCCGATCGCTTGTCCGTCGGCTTCGTAGAAGTCGACGATGCGGTATCCGTCTGGGGTGGTTTGCCATCCCCACCAGCTGCAGCTGTCGGTGTATCCAAGGTCGGCGACCAGATCCACAGGGAAATTCGGGTCAATAACGAATTGACCCACTTGCTGACGTTCATAGAGCTCTCCGATTTGCTTGGCGTAGTACGCGCCCGGTACGGCCGCGTCGAAGGAAACCTCGTACTCGACCGCGTACGTCTCCTCGGTCATCTGCGCTTTCGCGTCGCGCAGCTCTTCCTCGGGGAGAATTCCGGTCTTGCTTGCGGGTAACTCGAGCAACAGGTGCGAGCTCGGGTTCAGACGCGCCTCTTCGCGCATCTGCCAGAAGAAATTCTTTCCAGCCGGAGTCCCGGCGAATATCGCCGACCCCTGGCGATCACTGAGCGCCGGTCTCAGTACGGAGTACCAAGTGCTCGGGCGCATCTGCCCGACCTCGTCGAGCACGCATGCGTCGACGTATATGCCGCGCATCGCGTCTGGGTTGTCAGCGCCGCCGACGTAGATCGTCGAGTAGTCGCCCGGCTTGCCGTTGTGAATCGTGATCTTGAGCTCGCTCTCGTTGGGCGGCTTGGCCCAAAGCGGCTTGGTCAGATCCTTCAAATAGGCCCATGCCACTTTTTTCGCCTGCTCGCGAAACGGCGCTAGGTATACGACCTGGGGCTTGGG